AACCCCCTCACACTCAAAAGGTGAACTTGGAGTTCGACCTCCCCTAGGAATGCCCAGGGCTTGTGCGAGAGGGTATTGGTTTATTATTTTTAAAACGGCAATTTATCCATTTCTTCTTCCTTTGCTAATTGTCCCGCAGGAGCAAAGGCTTCAGAAGGGCTTGCTGTTGGTGCTTTAGGGGCTTCTGATTTTGGTTCGGCAGGAGGAGCTGTTGTTTTAGGTGTGTTTTTAAATCTTTCTAAAATAGCTGTTAACTTACTATAGTAAAATTCTGTCTGTTCTGACCAATCCCAAGTGGTATCTCCTGCCACAACTTTAGAAGTGGGCTTAGGAATATCCCCAAAAGCAATATATCCTGTTGAAAGCCCTTTACCTGCATCGTTTAATCTATTTACATAGTTGATGTAGATATTTAACTGCTCTTTATCCTCTCCTTTTTTATTTTTATAGGAGGATTTTGCAGTTGATAATGTTACTTCTTCTCCTAATTCTAATTTATCCAAAGCTGAAAGTAAAAGCTTTACTTCATCTGTGTAGCCACCTTTATTTTTTAAAGGTAAGGATACTTTATTAGACACATCTCTATCCATAAGAGTTAATTCTAAGAACTTTAATGTTCTACCATCAAATTGTACCTCTTTTGATTCTAAGTAAGATGGAATACCTTTAATACTAGTAAAATATTTATGGTAGGTTTTTTTACCCTCCGTTCCATATGTTACTTCTTCATAACCTTCTGTAGGTTGTTTTTCTTTAAGGTATAGTTTACCTTTTCCTGAGCTAATACTAAAATTGTTGTACGTTGTCATTTTAATTTGTTTGTTTGTACTTGTTTATATTTAATTGTTATTCTATTTCTGTTTGTTGTTGATTATCTGTTGTATTTTTATTTTTGCGCGAAAAGAAAACTGATAAAAAATCTATAATTCTCCCAACCCAACTTCTATTTTGATAGTTAATGTAATCATCTATCATATCACAAGTTTCTAAAACTGTTAGAGTAATATCAGAATCTCTTAAAAAGATTGTAGTTGCATCTTCATCAGAAACCATTAATAGTATATCTTCTTGATATAGAGACACGTCCGAATACACTTCCTCAAAGTCCTCGTCTTCTAACTTAACTCCTTTATCCTGTTTCTTTAGCTTTTCAACTAAACTATCAGGTAAGGGTATATTCATATCATCATACCATTCTGCTGCTTTAGTTAAAACCGAACCTATTCCAGTAAGATGTAATTTTATTTTTTTCATATGCAAATATACAACTTTATTTTTTAATATCCAAATTTTTATTTAACTTTCTTTGTTGATATACCATCTGAGCATTACAAAGAATCGATGCTAAATGCTCTTCAAAAGTTTCTGGGTCACTATCTACAGGCTGAATCATCTTTTTTAAATGGCGCAACAAAGCAAATAGCAGTTCTTTTTCTTCAATTGGCTTTAGCATATTTCCGTGAGGATATTTATGCTTATTTGCGTTGAATCTGTTTGCCATTAAGTCTAAAATATCAAAATCAACTTCTGAGTAATCTGTTTTACCGTTGTTTTCTTTCTTTCCTAGAATTCCACACTTATCTAAATCGTTTTTAACCCTCTCTAAAAAACTTTCTGACATCTTATTTAAGTTTTCTTTTGACGGAGAATTTAAATGAAGAGTCAACGGGTCTTTAAAAATATCCCATCCCACAACATTTGTAGCTAATGTCCCGCCTGTACTATTACTATTCCAATCTTTAAATACTTGTTGTTCTTGTCTTTCTAATTCTTCTTCTACTAAACGGTTCATATTTTCTTTTGTGTGTGCTATGTTTACTTGATACAATCCTTTTTTGTTTTTAGTTATATTGGCTAAATCTCCATAAATTTGTCTTAGAGCCTCTTTACTATTTGATTCTACTGCTGAATAGGGTACTTTTCTATTTTCTTTTTCGCGCGAAAAAAGATTAGAAAGCAATTCTTCATCATCCAAAACAGAAACCAACATAAACACTAAGTCTTTATCAACTGTTGTATTTCTACTTAATTCTTCAATATGTTTTTCTAACATTTCTTTACTTGTAATTCTGTATTTACTTAAATACTCTTTAATTTGATTTGTCATATTTTATAAATAGTCTAAAGCTTCGTCAATCAAATCTTTAGCTTCTTCCAAACCCAGTGAATCTGAATCATAGCTTAATCCTTTTTCAGTATCCTGCCACTCTTCTGTTCTAGAGTCATAGTACTCTTGACGTTTAGAGATTTCTTTTTGTATAGTACTTAGAATACTACTAACTCCTTTATTGATTGTTTTAATACTCATATTATTTTATTTTTAGGTTTATTTTTGCGCGAAAAAGATTAAAAAGAAAATCTTTTGGTAAAGATGTCATATACTCCCAATTTTTATGTGTTGACTAACACTGCTTCTGAATAAAAAGATAATGTAGATTTTAGCCTCTTTGTTATATTGCCTACATCCCCTTCGCTATCAAAGGATAGGATTATTATCTTTTACTCTGCAAATATACAACATTAATTTTAATTATGCAAATTTATTTTAAATCTTTTTCTAAAAATTCTATAATATCAGTTAAGATTGGATTTCTGTGATTTGATGTAAGTGTTTTATATCCGACTAATCCTGAATTTTCTAACTTCATTGTATCATATATACAACTATTTTTTCCAATCTGTTTATCTATTTGCTGTTTTGATCCACAGAAAATCATTTTACTGTCTTTACCAAGACGTGTTAAAATGGTTCTAAAATCAGCATAAGTCATATCTTCATATTCATCTACTATTACAACTGAGTTTAAAAAGCTGCATCCTTTAGCTACCTCAATTGGCATTATCTTTACTAAACCCTCTCTAAGCATTTTATCTGTTTGTTCTTTACCTTGACACACTTCTAAATTTTGTATTATTGGAAATGTATAAGGTGACATTTTTTCCTCCAAAGTTCCAGGGAGGGCTGCTAAATTATTGCGCAACATTGGTCTTGTTATCCAAATATTATCAAATTGCTTCTTTCTAAAAGAGGTTAGTGCTACGTGAACTGCCGCTAAAGATTTTCCAGAACCAAAGTCTCCGTGTAAAAAACAAACATCAAATTCATAAAATAACTTTACAAAATCTTTTTGTTCTTCATTTAAATCTACTTTTAATTTTGGTTCTGTTTTTAATGCGCGTTTTTCTGTGTTCGGAGTTTTTGGTTGATTCATTTAATTTGTTTTATTATTTACTTTACAAAGATAGTGAATTGGTTTGGAATATACAACTGTTTTTATCCTTTTTCGCGGAAAATTTCTAACTATTTGGTTCTAGATGCTTTGAGTACACTAGTGATTTTATCCAAAAATTAAACGCCAAAGGGTCTGTAAGTGCTCCACTACAAAGGATTTCCTTAGTTTCTTTATAAGTTGTTTCAGCTTTTGAATAGCAGAAATATAAGATTTCTTTTTTATATTTTATAGAGGGGTCTTTCAATATTTCTAAAAGTTCTTTGCTTGAGCCACAGTAGGATTTCCACGGGTATTCCCCTTTAGATTGACCTTTTAATTTACCACTTGTATAATTTGGCTTTCTCATTGTTTTACGCCCAATATAATATCTATCTGTCCCGTCTTCCAATAAAATTTTATAGATAAACGAAATACTCTTATCAGGTGTTTGTGAAATATCTGTTATTTCGTTTCCGTTATAAGTCCAATTAACTACTTTCTTTTTGATACCTGCCATTCTATTTAGTAGTTGCTATTAAATTACCATAAGTATCTACGTAAAAAGAATAATTTAGGCTATCCTTGTACATATTATAAATTACTATTTCCATTGGTTTTAAATCTCTCCCTAATAACTTTTTAATTTTTTCCATATTTCTTCTGTATTTGTATGTTGTGTCTTTGCATTTGTTTACTGCTGTTTTGTGCTAGTTCTTCTGTTATTTTTAATTTCTTTTCGTGCGAATCAAAAATATCAGTATACTTATCATCTAAATAAATTTTATCAAAGTAATCTGTGAGTAATATTCTACACTGAAACTTAATTTCTGTTGTAATATACTCAAAACCATCTA